TATGCTAACGGGCAATCAAAGGGAAATGGAATTGGAATTGATACTCAAGTTAATGATAAAACGAAAGCGAGGTTATTAACGTAGTTAAATAAAACTGGTAGGTGTATGCAGCTATTGCATACACCTTACAGTTGTAGAGAGAAGAGCATGTGGGCGGGGCCCACCCAAAGGGTGCAAAGTCCCAGAAATCTAATCGATAGAGGTACCAGACCGTTTTGGATTTTTGACTTTTTTATTTTTGTCGATCTGCATTTTTGCAAAAGGGATCCTAGCGTATACCCCTATAGTGCTTGATTTACACAATTTATCCTATAAAATACTTTTTGGTTCCATATGAAGCTAACCCTAGAGCAAATAAATAAAATACCTGATGTTGAGGTAAGAGAAAGATTAAAACAAAATATTATAGCAGGTTATGAAAATCAAAAAGCTGTAGCTGCAAGACAAGATTTTTTAACCTTTGTTAAAAGAATGTGGCCACAATTTATTGAGGGCAAACACCACAAAGAAGTATCAGAAAAATTTAATAAAATAGCTAGTGGAGAACTGACCAGATTAATTATTAATATGCCACCAAGACATACAAAGTCTGAGTTTGCATCTTATTTTCTACCTGCGTGGATGATAGGTAACTATCCTGAACTTAAAATTATTCAAGCAACCCACACTGCAGAGTTAGCCGTAAACTTTGGTCGTAAAACAAAAAATTTAATTGATAGTGAATCTTATCAAAAACTTTTTACAACTAGACTACAAGAAGATTCTAAGGCAGCAGGAAGATGGAACACCTCAAAAGGTGGTGAGTATTTTGCAGTAGGTGTCCAAGGTGCGGTGACCGGGAGAGGTGCAGACTTATTAATAATTGACGATCCACATTCAGAGCAAGATGTAAACTCACCCAACGCATTTGAAAAAACTTACGAGTGGTATACTTCAGGTCCACGTCAACGTTTACAGCCTGGAGGTAGAATTATTCTGGTCATGACTAGATGGAGTAAAAAAGATTTAACACAAATGTTACTCAACGCACAAAGAGAAGAAAAAGCAGATCAATGGGAGGTAATAGAGTTCCCTGCGATTATGCCAAGTGGTCAACCGATGTGGCCACAATATTGGAAGCTCGAGGACCTTGAAGCTGTCAAAGCATCTGCAGGAGTAAATAAATGGAACGCACAATACATGCAAAACCCAACCTCGGACGAAGGAGCAATAATCAAAAGAGAGTGGTGGGTAGACTGGCCACACGAAGAGATGCCAATGATACAACATGTAATACAAAGTTATGATACCGCCTTTTTAAAAAAACAAACTGCGGATTATTCTGCTATTACAACGTGGGGTGTGTTTAGAGAAACGGAAGATAGTCCACAAAGTTTAATATTGTTAGATTCGTTAAAAGGTAGATACGAGTTTCCAGAACTAAAAAGATTAGCTTACGATCAATACTTGTATTGGAAACCAGAAACAATTTTAGTTGAAGCAAAAGCAGCAGGTCTACCTTTAATAGCAGAACTTCGTAGACAAGGTCTACCTGTAGCAGACTATAGTCCTAATCGTGGACAAGATAAACATGCAAGAGTTAATTCAGTTGCTCCTATGTTTGAGTCTGGAAGAATATATGCACCCAAAGAAAGGGAGTTTGCACAAGAGGTTATTGAGGAATGTGCTGAGTTTCCATATGGAGATCACGATGATTTGGTGGATAGTACAACTCAAGCAATCATGAGATTTAGAGACGGAGGCTTGATTATGCATCCAGAAGATTATAAAGAAGAACCATTAATCAAACCTAAATACAAATATTATTGGTAATGACATTCGTATTCAAACATCCTAGCAAATATAAGAAAATTAAAAAACTAACAACCACTGTGCCCCCTGAAAGTGGACCCACACCTCAAGGGTTGAATATTAGCTATAATACTGTTAAAGATGTAAGATTGGAGAAAAAGCATGGCAATAGACAAAAGTCTGCCAAACAAAAGGGTTGAACTACCTGGGGCAGAAGAAAAAATTATCGAAGACGCAAAGATTCAAGAGCAGCTTCCTGATCAAGGTGATACTGAAATCACAGAACTTGATGATGGAGGTGTTGAAATTAATTTTGAACCGGGAGCCTTTAATCAAGAACAAAGTGAAAGTCATTTCGACAACTTGGCAGAGTTACTACCAGAGGAAACATTAAATCCTCTTGGTTCAGAATTAGTACAAAATTATCAAGAGTACAAAGCATCAAGAAAAGATTGGGAAGATGGTTACTCAAAAGGTTTAGACCTATTAGGATTTAAATACGAAAACATGGCACAACCTTTTCAAGGTGCAAGTGGTGCCACCCACCCTGTGCTTGCAGAAGCAGTTACACAGTTTCAAGCGTTAGCCTACAAAGAATTGTTACCTGCAGATGGCCCTGTAAGAACTAGAATTATCGGAGCAGAGACTCCACAAAAAAATGACCAAGCAGGTCGTGTTAAAGAATTCATGAACTATCAGCTCATGGATGTGATGAAAGAGTACGAACCAGAGTTTGACCAAATGCTTTTTTATCTCCCTCTTTCCGGATCTGCCTTTAAGAAAGTTTACTATGACGATCTTTTAGGCAGAACGGTTTCTAAGTTCGTTCCAGCTGATGACTTGATAGTTCCATACAATGCAACATCTTTAGAAGATGCGGAGGCCGTGATCCATCGTCTTAAAGTCTCTGAGAATGATTTAAGAAAACAACAAGTGGCAGGATTTTATCGTGACATAGATTTACCTAGACCATTTAATCAAGAAACAGAATTAGAAAAAAAAGAAAGAATGTTAGAAGGAACTAAAAGAACTTTTAACGAAGATGTTTACACGTTACTAGAATTTCATGTCAATTTAGATTTAGAAGGGTTCGAGGACCGTGGACCTGACGGCGATGTTACTGGTATTAAATTACCGTACATTGTAACAATAGAAGAAGGCTCAAGAGAAGTTTTATCTATTAGAAGAAACTATAACATAGGTGATCCTAAAAAAGAAAAGATACCATACTTTGTACATTTTAAATTTTTACCAGGTCTAGGTTTCTATGGCTTTGGTTTAATACACATGATCGGTGGATTATCAAGAACTGCAACCGCAGCTCTTAGATCATTGTTAGATGCAGGTACATTATCAAACTTACCTGCAGGATTTAAAATGCGTGGCATTAGAATTAGAGATGACGCACAGTCTATCCAACCTGGAGAATTTAGAGATGTAGATGCACCGGGCGGTAACATAAAAGATTCTTTCATGACTCTACCGTTCAAAGAACCATCTGCAACTTTGTTACAGCTTATGGGTGTCGTGGTATCAGCAGGTCAACGTTTTGCATCAATTGCTGATCTTCAAATAGGTGAGGGTAATCAACAAGCAGCAGTGGGCACGACAGTAGCCTTGTTGGAACGTGGATCGAGAACAATGTCAGCGATCCACAAAAGAATTTACGCAGCACTTAAAAACGAATTTAAATTGATGTCTAGAGTCTTTAAATTATATCTACCACCAGAATATCCATACGATGTTATTGGTGGACAAAGAGTAATTAAACAACAAGACTTTGATGATAAGATAGACATCATCCCAGTTGCAGACCCTAATATTTTCTCTCAAGCCCAAAGGATATCTATAGCCCAAACGGAGCTGCAACTGGCTACATCTAATCCACAACTACACAATTTATATTCTGCATACAGAAATATGTACGAAGCACTCGGTGTAAAAAACATAGATACAATTTTAAAACCACCACAAAGACCAATGCCGATGGATCCTGCAGTAGAACACATACAAGCTTTAGCAGGCAAACCATTCCAAGCCTTTAAAGGGCAGGATCATCAGGCACACATAACTGCGCATTTAAGTTTTATGGGAACAAACATGGCTAGAAATAATCCTGTGGTGATGGCAAGTTTACAAAAAAATATTTTTGAACACATATCTTTGATGGCGTTAGAGCAAGTTGAGATGGAATTTAAAGATGAGATTTTACAATTACAACAAATGCAACAAAACCAACAAGCGATGCAAGATCCAATGATGCAACAACAAGTCATGGACTTTACGATGAAGATAGAATCTAGAAAAGCAGTATTGATTGCAGAGATGACACAAGAATTTATGAACGAAGAGAAGAAAATTTTAGGTGACTTCGGTAACGATCCTTTAGCTAAACTAAGATCTAGAGAGTTAGACCTTAGAGCACAAGAAAATATGAGAAAAGAACGTGAAGGTGAAGACAGATTAAACCTAGATAAGATGAGAGCTATGATGAACCAAGATAATCAAGAAGAAAAACTTGAACAAAACGAAAAATTATCGAAGTTAAGAGCAGATACATCAATTCAAAAAACAATTTTAAGTAAAACTTTGCCATCAAGCAAAGAAATGATGCCAGATTCTATAATTATAGGCACGGATAGCGAGTAAGATGGACAAAAAACAGAAAAAAGTTGCGAAAGTTATGAAAGAATTTAAAAAAGGAAAGCTTTCTATCGGAAAATCTGATAAAAAAGTTAAAAAACGTAAACAAGCTATCGCAATTGCACTGCGAGAAGCTGGAATAAGGAGAAAAAAATGAAAAAAGAAAAAGCAAATGGTAAAAAGCAAGTTGATCACAGCATGTTTACCAATAAAGATGGCTTTCTTGATGGTGGAGTTGAAATTAAAGCTACAAGCTTTAAAGAAACTCAGTCTGTTCAAGTAGGCGGTCAAAAAAGAATGTTGCCAGAAAAGAAAAGCAAAGCTGAGTGGTACTAATTTATGTGGTTCAGTGCTCTTAAATTAGCAATATCTGCAGGAAGCAAGATATATGCTAATAAGCAGAAGGCAAAAGTTGCGATGTCTGATGCTCAGTTGTTACATGCAGAACGACAAGCTAGAGGTGAGGAAGCTTATCAAGGTAAGTTGTTAGAGGCACGTCAAAACGATTACAAGGACGAATTCGTTCTCGTGATTTTGTCGGCGCCCATCATTGTGCTCGCTTGGGGGGTCTTCTCGGACGATCCTGTAGCGTTAGATAAAGTAAAAATTTTCTTTGAACACTTCGCAGCACTGCCGACCTGGTTTTCGTCGTTATGGATCCTTGTAGTTGGTAGTATTTTTGGTATAAAGGGTACACAAATATTTAGAAACGGAGGAAAAAAATAATGGCTAATCCTAGATATAACACACAGACTACAAATAGACGTGGTGCTATGGGTGGCGGAGTTGCAGAAGCTGCAAGAAAAGTTCGTGCAGGCATGAAAAAAGGCGGCAAGATTCCACCACAATTAAAAAAATTCGTAATGGCTAAAAAGAAAAAAGCCAAAATGAAAAAGAAATAATGGCGGGTAAAGGTTTATACGCAAACATACACGCTAAAAGAAAACGTGGAGGCAAGATGCGAAAGAAAGGTGCCAAGGGTGCACCAAAAGCATCTGACTTCAAAAGAGCAAAACAAACAGCGAGGAAGTAATGACAAAACTTTGTCCAAGAGGTAAAGCAGCAGCGAAAAGAAAATTTCGCGTTTATCCGTCAGCATATGCTAACGCTTACGCTTCTAAAATTTGTGCAGGTAAAATTAAAGACCCCTCTGGTGTAAAGAGAAAAGATTTTAAAGGTCGTAAACCATCTGCAATGGGTGGAAGAATAATGGCTGCAAAAGGTTTTCCTGATCTATCTGGTGATGGAAAAATTACACAAAAAGATATCTTGATGGGTAGAGGTGTAATACCAAGAGAGAAAAAAAATAAAGGTGGTGTTGCAAGAGGTTGTGGCGCTATCATGAGTAACAGACGTAAAAAAACAAAAATGTACGCGTAATGCTATGGCTAAAAATGGTCTTGACAAATGGTTCAAACAAAAATGGGTAGATATTGGGAGCAAGCGAAAAGATGGATCTTTTGCAAAGTGTGGCCGTTCAAAACAGAAAGCGGACGCAAAGAGGAAGTATCCAAAATGCGTGCCTCTAGCGAAAGCGAGATCAATGTCAGAGGGACAGAGAAGATCTGCCGTTGCAAGGAAACGGGCAGCTGCCAATGTGGGACCTAAACCTACAAACGTTAAAACAATCGTAAACAGAAAAAGAAAAGCTTCGGGTGGACCTAGTTCTACTAACACACCATACTTTGGTCGTAGTATAAAAGGTAATTATGGAGGAGTAAATTTATCTAATCCATCTTATCTTAAATACTACAAAGGCATGATCTAATGAGAAAACAAGATAGACAACCACCTAAAACTAAAAAATATTTTAGATCAACTAAATCTGGTGCAGGTATGACTGCAGCAGGAGTTGCAAGATACAGACGTGAAAACCCTGGATCTAAACT